TACCTCCATATCTATATCTTACAACAGAATTATCTCCAAATACTATTGATTTTTGCAACCCATTTCCCCAAAAATAACTCTCATAAGTTACTCCACTTCCAGCATTCTCATTTGATGTTGGCTCACTATTTAAAAATGTATTTGTTCTTTGTGGTTCTAATAATAGGCTTGGGCAACCACCATCTGAATAATCTAAACGTGGTACGTTACTTCCAACTGTTTCAATCAATCCAGCTTGGTTAACTCTCGTAGCTTCTCCAGTTCTTGAAAATGTAAAATCACCGTCACCACTTGGTGGAAATTGACTGTAAACTTTTCCGGCTTTGTAACCGCTTGGAATCAATAATAAAGACGCTTCGTTTGCTAATGACATAAAAATAAGATTTTAGCAAAAATACAAAAATTTAAAAAGATATTTAACGGCCTTGACCTTTATATCGTTTTTTGTAGTTTTTAGACGTTTTAAGCGTTGAATTTTTATTTTTGGAATGTACGCCTTTGCGTTTCTTTTTAATCTTTTTAAAGACTTGTATTTGTGTTTGTTTCTTTGCCATTTTATTTTTTCCAGGTTTTAACAATCTTTTCAGCGGATCGCGCACCAAAATAACCGCCGTAAACTAACAACAATAAACTTGACAATAAATCAATCCATTGTGGCGCAATATTAAAACCGCCAATTGACGAATCTAAAACAATGTAAATAAATAAAGTTAACGTTAAAAAAGCTAATACCAATGGACGAATGTTTTTTGTTAAAAATGAATCCGTCGCATTGTCGGACGTCCAACGCTTTGTAATTTCTTGCATTTCAATCATATCGAATTCAATTTCTTTTAATAAAAAATCTTTGTCAATTTGTGAAATGTCTTTGTCTGAATTTATTTTGTCGGCTAAAATCTTTAAAGGTTCGATTCCCGTTATGTTACCGGCTAAACCTAATAATTCCGGCGCAACCTTTTTTCCATTGGCAACCAACCAACGAAGCGCGTCGCCAATTCGCGTTGTTCCGTTTTTGTCTTTGTACGATTGTTTTGCCATAATTATTTTTTTGTATAATCCCAACGCGATTTTTTGTCGCGTATATCTAAATGCGTAAACGTGTTATATTTTCCAATTCCGCCAAAATTTAATTCGTCACATTGAACCATTTCACAAACTAATTTGTAGACCTCGTTTGGCGTCATTCCGCTAACAACAATGTCCGCAGCTTTGCCCAATTTATGTTGTGAATGTTTTGCGCCATTAATCACATTATCGTTATAATTGGCGCACCTAAAAGCCGAATTTATTTTGATAGGTTTTTTTACTTTGTCGCGCAAAATTTGTAATTGTTCGGCTAATTTAAAAACGTTGTTTTTTACGTCGGCGGTCATTTTACAATTGCCGCATTTACAATAAAATTCGGAAATCGAAAAATTTTTAGTCATCTTTATTTTTATTCAGATAATACCAACGCTGCGCGGTGTAACCAATTGAAACGGCTAATAATATAATTTTTAAAACTTCGTCAATTGAAGTGAATGAAGCCATAAAAGAAAAAGTATTCAATACATATAATTTAAAATCATTCATTTTTTAAAAACTTAAAACGGTTATAAGAATATTTTCAACTATTGCCGTCGCGCCGCTTTTATCAACTTTGACCTGAATTTTGCAACCGCTTGTTAATTCACTTGTTTGCGTGAATATTTGCGTTGTTCTCGAATAGCGAACTTGATCGCCATTTGACGCGATATTATCGTGTGAAAATTCAATTGTTTTGCCGGTGTCCGGAAAATATAAACGCGCGTCTAATCGTGTGTTAGCAGCGCCGGCGGTCACGTCAAAATCATTTCTAATTAATAAAATTTTATTTGCGCCAACTTTTGATGTATCAATTTTGTTTGATGCTGAATCCCATAAATCGCCGCTAATATATGACGGTAAATGTGAATAAGTGTTTGCGCCGGCTTTATCATTTGTTAAATCGGTCCAGGTGTCCGCCGTTAAACTTATAGGCGTTCCGCTTGTTGTTGCGTCTTCATAGTCTGCAAAACCGCCAAACTTATCATAAGCGGCATTAACTGAAGTTTTTATTTCATTCAAATCAGCGGCGGTCACTTTATTAATTGCCGGCAATACTGAAGTTTGATTGTCTGTTTTATTTGTGTAGGTTATTTTAGCCATTTTTTAATTTTTAGGATTGTAATTCGTTTTGTAATTCACTTTGTAAACCGCCAACCGCGTCGATTTGTTCAATTTTATTTGATATTTCAATAATGGCGCGAAAATATGTAAAGTCGGACAAATCGTCTTGTAAATATTTAACGCCTTCGTTTACGCTTGTATATACATTAAAACCGTTCGCGCTTAAATCAATATAATTTGCGGAACGCGTTCGCAATAATTCCAAACACTTTGAAACCATTAAATTTGAATCCAATTCGCCGCCGTCATCACTTGCGAATCGTGTCACACATTCAACGCGTGTAATTGTTTCGGTTGTGAATGACGTTTGGTTTTGGTCCGTTTCGTCATTAGATAGCGAATAAACTCTTATAAATGGATAGCTTGCATTTGTTGGAACGCGCCCATAAATAGGAACAATCGAACCGTCAATTGTAATATTACCATTTAATTTTGCAATGATTGCCTTTCGTACATAATGAATCGCTTCTAACATTATTTTATAGCTTTTTTAATTTCGCCATTTAGACGATTTAATAAATTTTTAAATCCAATACGCCCTGAACTAAAAAAGAACGGACGCGCCGGCAAATTAACGTCGCGAATTCCTTTTCCTTTAAATTGGGCCGCATAGCTTGCCGGAATGCCTAATTGCAACATGTCATTCAAATCAACCGAACCGCCCGTTCCAAATTCAACATATGGCGCGTAATGAGCGCCGGCAATTACTTCGACGGTTTTTCCTTTGCGTTCGGCTTTGATTGTGTTTCTTAATGTTCCCGTCGGCGCTTTAACTTGTTTTTTTGCCAAACTAACAATATCCAACGCGGTTTTGCCCAACTCATTAGATAACTTTTGCGATTCAAACGCGCGTAAATTATCTAATTTCTTTTTAAGTTTTGATAAATCCGATTGATCTATTTTTATATTGACATTCATTTAATCCGATTTTGTTGCTAATAGTTTAGTATAAAAATCCAAATCAAATTCAAATTTGTCGTTTATTCTATATTTTTGCGTTTCATTTTCTAATGTAAAAATGTCGCCTAATTGAATCAAATCAGCGGTATTTTTACGCATTGTTATTTCGACTTCAATATCTTGTGAACGTTTGCCGAATTTCTCGTTTATTTCGCCTTTAATTTGCTTTAAATTGCACCATACCGTTGCAACGTCCGACAATGTAGAATTGAAACCGCCAAAATCGTCCGGCGTTTTTGTCAAACGTTTAATTGTTATTTTAGAATCTAATTTTCCGGCGTTCATTATAGAAACATTGATTTATAAGACGTTAAAATTGTCTTTGTTGATGTTGGTATTTCCGATGTTTCTTTTGAGCCTTCAGAATTAAAATCGGCGCGATTGTCGTAGTACGTTGATATTAATTGTAACATCGCCTGTCTTATTAACGAATCATTTAATCCGGCCGTTATATATGTAATTTTAACGTGATCCGCTGAACCGCCGTCCAATTCTATTGTTTCATTATCCAATCCTAAAATTTCAAAATCTGTTGTCGCCGTTCCGCTAACTGTAATTTGTTCAATACTAGAAACCGGACCGAACGGCAAATCAAACAAACCGTTTGTTTGTGGCAAATAGTACGTTCTATTTTTTGAAACAATATCGCGTGAAATATAATTTTCGCACCAAATACGCGCTTGTGTAATCATTGCGGAAATAATATTGTCGTCGGCGCTTGTATCAACGCGAACAAAATCCTTCACGTTTTGAGCCGTCAAAATTTCATTTCCTAAAGTCGAATTTATTTTAATTTGTCGCATCGTCTTTTGTATCTATATATTCAACTTTTAATTCTTTTGTTTCAATTTTTTCTTTGTTTTGCTTTTTACCAATCTTTGATGCTAAACCTTTTTTTATCCAATTTTTTGCAACGTGATCCGGCAATTGTATTTTGTCGCCTTCATTGTAGCGCTTGCCGTTCCTTAAAATCGATTGTTTTATTTTTAATTCCATAGTATTGAATTTTTTGTAAAGATAAAAAAAAAGCGCCACATAAATTTGTGACGCCTTTTTAACAGAAAACAATATGAAAAAACATTAAAGTGCTGCAAAGTTATTAAAAAATTTTGAATATTTTTCTAAACCAATTGTAAACGACTGAATTTTGCCGTCGTTTTTAAATATAAAAAAGCCTTTTCGTTCCGCTGAATATACCGCAAAAAAATCGACGTCCTTTTTTTCGTATTTACTTTTATTTCTGCAATTCAATTGAATTCGGTTCCGCGTTCGGTTATCTTCATTAATACCCTTAATTTGTATTTTAAATAAACCATTCGGCGAATCAACTATACAATCATAGGTCGAAGTATGTAGCAAA